CATCTACGTTGACTCCAACAAGGACGCCACGGTTCGCCTCTGGAAGCGAGAGTCGGCCGACACCGTTAGCGCCCCATTTGGGGTCAAGCGCCTAGTGCGGACGTTCACGGGTGTGATTGGCGGGGATGAGCTTATGGGCGACGGCAGCCCGAGTTTCCCTGAGAAAACTGATATCTGGGTAGATGCGTTCACCAGTGCATCGACCGCCGGGGTCAGTATTATCAGTACGGGCTGGTTCGTTGCTAACTAGCCCCTGTGACAAAACGTCGGCCACTATCACTTAGAGCCTGCACGTTATCACGCCGGAAGTTTGCCTATACTAACATCTAGGGCCAAAACATTAATAAGCCGTGAAGCTAACCAACGCCGACATCAACCGCTCGCAGGAACTCCAGGATCGAGTCCAGGAGTTGTGGGCCTGCCCCGTCGAGTTCGGCTCGATGTGGCACCGGGGCGTCCTCCAGACCGACGGCACCCGGCGGAAGCGATACAGTGCTCTCCACAAACAGATCGCCGCCCACGCGCTCTCCTCCAACCGCTCGTCCACCATCGTCAGCCGAAACCACGGCAAGACGACGATCTTCATGGACATCGCCCTGTGGTCCAAATGGCGCTACCCCGACAAGCGCATCATGTACATGTCGGCCTCGACCCAACTCGCGTGCGAGATCCTGGGCGAACTGAAGGCAGTCACTCAGGGCGAGGTCGAGCTGCTGCCCGGCCTCATGGTCCCGTTCAACGAGTGCTTCCCAGAGCTCATGCCCATGAAGGCCCCGCCCGGGTCGCCGCCGGCCTCGTTCAACGTTGCAGGGCGGGCCGGCACCGGTCGCGAGCCCTGCTTCTTCCCGTCGTCCATCGGCTCGAACAAGGCCGGCAAGCACCCCACGGACATCTTCGTTGACGACCCGGCCAACGAGAAGAACTCGACCACCCCAGTGCAGCGCGAGAAAGTCATCCAGGCGATCAAGCAGCTAGAGCCGATCTTGCGCGATCCGCAGGATGGGGCGATCCGGCACATCGGCACCCCCTGGGCGTTCCAGGATGTTGCTGCGTGGCTCGGGAACAATGTAGAGTACACGCAGTTCAGGTTCGGGTGTTGGGATGGCGTCAACCCATCTACAGGGCTGGCTGACGGCACCGGCCCTGGCCCCGACGGCGCCTGGCCGCTGTGCCCAGAGTACATGACAGGGCCCGAACTCCTCGAGGCCGAGTCCACCATTGATGACGCGGAGTTCTGGGCGCAGCAGTACAAGTGCAAGCCCGTGGCCGCCGCCGATGCGTTGTTCGATGACACACTCATCAGTGCCACCACGCATAAAGTTGCAGATCCAGGTAACATCCCACCCGGCAAGAACATCCTCCTCTGGGACCCAACATCCAGGGCCGACGCCCAAGTCGGCGACTGGAACGGCATCGTTCTAGTTAGGGCCACCACCGCCGAGCACGTCGTTGAGATGTGCAAGCGCAACCCGGCCTACGCGATCCCAGGGCTGGCCGAAATGGCCCCATCATCCAACGTGTTCTTCGTCATCGAGGCCCTCGAGATCAAGGGGCCGCCGGCCGACTGCATGCCGCTCGTTCGGGAGATCCATGAGCGGCAGGGCATCGACCAGCTCTGGGTTGAGGACACGGGCGCGGCCTCCTGGGTCAATAGTTGGGTCGATGACCACCACTGGGCGCGTTCGATCAAGGTCATCCCGATCAAGCTAGGCACTCGGGGCGCGTCCAAGGACCGGCGCCTTCAGGGCACCCAGCTCGCGCTCAAGGAAGGCCGCCTCAGATTCATCAGCAGCGCCCCCGGCTACGACATCCTAACTCAGCGCCTAACCGAGTTCCCCAAATCCGAGAGCGACGACCTCCCAGACGCCCTCGCCCTACTCACCTGGGAAGGAAAGCGCAAGGGAATATTGCCAAAAATACCTGTTGACACGACAGGAATCCCGTACTACAATGCGTCGGCGGATCCGTCCTCGCCCGCGTTCCGTAACACCACTACCCGTAAGACTTGGTAGCACTACCCCACGACGCCCAAGTAGCGTTGGCCAATGCGGTCAGCGCCGCCCAGGCACAGTTTAGTGGCTCGGTGCAGGGCGCGTCGAAGCTCATCAACGACCTCTACGCGGGCCGCGACCCGATTAGTGGCGGGCTACCCGAAGGCGGCATCCCCTGGAACCAGGCGATCAACCCAGAGCAGACCGGCAAATGGTCGTTCCCGCACGTCGGCGCCAACCTAGCGCAGGCCCGGATCGAACAACTCCGCACCGAACTCGTCCCTGCCGTTCCGTCGTTCCACGTCGAGGCGCTCTCGGTTGAGGCGACCCACCTCGCCGAGGAGCAGGCGAAGCTAATGCCCTGGCTGACCCGCGCCGCCTGCCTCAGAGCGGCGATGCGGAAGACCGCCATGAACGGTCTGATGGGTCCCCATTTCGGCGTCAAGGTCACAGCGCACCCCGATAACCCCGTCGAGCAGCGGATCAAGTATACGGCCGTGCCCGCCTCGCACTGTGGTTACGAGCCACACCACCGACGGTTCATGTGGCACAACTATCAGTGCCAATGGGGCGACCTCAAGCACAAACCCGAGGTCCCCAAGGGTGAAACCATCAACGACTGGGACTTCGTGCAAGTCACCGAAGTCTACCACCCGAAGTTTGCCTACTCCGGCTCCAAGTGCCCCGTCAGTTTCTATGTCACGCGGCAGCCCGAGAAGCATTCCGAGAATATCCTCTCAACCAACATCGAACAAGCCGAGCACGGCCTGGGCGACTATGTAACAACCGTCGAAGTGCCGGCCTGTCCCCTGCACATCGACTCTTTCCTAGAGCCAGCCCCCGGCGAGGCGATCCCGCCGACGGAAATCGCGTCGTGGATTCCGGTGCTCCGCTCGATCCATGCCGATATCCTCCAGCTAGAGGAAGAAGTCGGCAACATCAACAACATCATCCTCTACGACCAGGATGCGTTTAGTGACGAGACGATTGCGGCCATCGAGTCCAATCCATCAGGGCACACCATCTACGTCGCAACCCAGAACAGCAACGCTCTGGGCAGTGAGAACGGAGTCTCACACAAGATGCGCCCCGTCGAGCGCAACTCTGCAATCGGCGAAATCATCACGGCCCTCCAGACCCACATGCAGCTTCTTGACGAAGTTGTTGGCGTCTCATCACTCGACCGGGGTGTTGCAGCCAACCCCCGCAAATCCGCGACAGAAGCGAGCGCGATTGTGCAGGCGAACAACCGCCGCACCCGCAGCCGCCTAACAGTTATCGCGGACGCTTTCGGAGCCTTAGGACGCATCACATACGATTACCTGAAAACTGCGTACCCACAAGGCACCATCAGCATCCCCGGCCCCAACGGGGTCATCCACAACCTCAAAGTGCCCGATGCAGGCGTCGCCCGCATGGGGTTCCGTGTAGAGCCGACCGACCTCGGCAACCTCTCCAAGCAGGGCCAAATCGAGACGCACAGCGCCTCCATCACCCTGTTCAGCAACCTCCGCCAACAGGCGCCCGACATCTTCCCGCCGCAGCTATTGGTTGAGGAGGCGCGAAAGTACCTTCTGGCCCTCGGCAACTACGCGGCCGCTGCTGCGCTCAAAGTTCCATCCAGTGCGGGCGGTCCCCAGGAGCGCATCATGGATTACCTCGTCGGCCGAACCATCGAGATCCCTGTCACCCAACAGGACGATCACGAACAGTTCATCGCGGCCTACCAACAGGCCATCGCCGACGCCGCCATGTCCTCGTCGCCGGGCTTCCCTGCGGCCGAGGTCCAACGCGCCCTCGCGCAACACCAGTCGTTCGCCAACGCCCGTCCGCAGCCGGCTGCCCCGCAGTCGCCCGCAGCAGGGTTCACGGCACAGGGCGCCCCGACCGCAGGCGGCATGACACCCGACGGCATCCCCATTGACCAGATCGGCGACCTCGCCCTCAACTCCATCAGATAATGGCAACTTTCTCTACAGTGCAAGCGGGCGGCACAGGCTCGCCTAAAATCTACAAATGGGCAGGCGTTGACTGCATCGCGGGTGAGACCCTCGACACCGTTAGCGCGGCCGGCTACTCCTACGCGGTACTCTACGGGGTGGAAGACACCGACACCGCAGGCGCGGGCACGGGCCTGGTTCACATGCGGGCGGTCCTCCCCGACGCGGCTGCGTCGGCGATTTTCAACGGCATCGACACCGACGCGGACGGGGCGCTCGACTCAGAGTTGTCGGTGATGCAAACCACCGCGACAGTCATCCGAGGTT